AAAATGATTGCAAATATCTTTACAAGCTTTATGTTTATCTTCCATAAACTGTTCAAAAGACATGAATAAAACATCTGAACTATCTAGTAAGTTGGTCCATCGATATAGCCAAAATTTAGCTTCTTGTATATCACCTTGTAATTTATTCAAATGGTCAAGTATATTTCTAAATAAAAATACTTTTTTGCCATTTACTGTAGGAGCAACCTCTGTGCATAAACTTGGGTACTTAACTAATAAATTATCTTTATGATTCTCTTGAATTAGTTGTATCTTTTTATCCATTTGATTAGTATCTATAATCTCATGAGACCATTTAGGTTCTGTAATGGTGTCTACTGAACCACTTAACATACAAGCTAATAAAGTACTTCCACAACGAGAAGTATGAAAGATTGAATATTTCATTTGAAACGTTCATTGAAGTTTAAAAATTTTGTTACTACAAATTTACCTGAGTCTTCTTTTGCATTTTTATTAAATTTTAAAGGTGTAGATTCATGATATACAGCACCACAAAAAAAGACTCCTCTATTATTTTTAAATTCTATTTTATAATTATTAAATTGTTGAAATACTAAATCTCCGCCTTCAAATGCTTTAGGTTCTTTACAAAACCAACTTAAAAAAGTAAATCTAGCTGAATCTTGATGAGATTTATATTTATCTTTATCATTATAATATTTTAATATTGTATTACCACCACTCAAATTTTTAGCATGACCATATAAAGGATGAACATTAGCTATAGTACCTAAAAGGCTAGGCAAAAAGATTTTATCTGTTATTTTAACTATATCAGAATTTTGACTATCTCTAAAATGACTATCTAAACAAAGAGCATTTCCTGATGACATATACTCTCCTGAAACTGTATCAACAGCAGTTCCTAATCTTCTTCCTAAACTTTTTAATTTAGGAAATAAATAATAAATCTCTATAAATATCTTTTTAAGTTCCTCTTCATCATAGAACTCGTCTATAATGACATGAGGGAATGGCTCTGTATTGAGTTCTACTCTTGGAAGCATTTACTTTTTAGTTAGCAGGTGCTTGTGCAGCTTTTGCGGCAGCTAGTGCTGCTAGTCTTGCTTCTTCTTCTGCTATACGAGTATCTTCTGCAAGCTTAGCAGTTTCCCATAATGAAACACAAACGTTTGCCCATGTAGGTAATTCTGTAATTTCTTCAGGAGCTTGTATATTGTCAACATACTCAATATGTCCTTGAGTTTCTTTCCATTGTAAAGCATGAACATCAGCAGGAATATTGGCACTTGTTAAATCCAAAGTTGTATAAGCTAGATTGTCTTTAACAACTGTTCCGTCTGATGGGATAATTGATAGTTTCATTTCTCTATTCCTTTATAAGTTTAGGTTGTTGGTTAGTTAATTCTAGTTTTCTTATTAAAATCTGAGTATTTTTATCATTAGCTTTAACCATTTCATTTCTAAATGATTCGATTGCCGCTCCTGATTCGTAATTCACTTTATTATTCTCAATAAGTAACATAGGAATCCAATTTATTGCGCAGTCTCCATCGTCTACTGTGTCTCCTGTTTGTGGGTCTTTGCCTCTTAGTTTAACCCAAAAGTTACAAGAAACAAGTTTCCCATCTTTTATTGACCCATCCTCAATACAAGCATCTTTTAGTAATGGACAATATTTAACTTTATCAACTGCCATTCATCATCCTTCGTTTAAGGTTAGTTATTTTATTTAAAGCTTTTCTACCTATTTTTTGTCTTTCAGCTAATAACCTAACATTTTTTTTAATTGCACATCCTATTCGTCCATTAGTTTCTAGCAATTTTATTACAAATATACATTGTTTACAACACTTTGGAAAAACATCATTTTGGTTAAGAGGACATATTACTATGCCCTCTTGTTTATCTTCAGTCATTTATTAGTTTTTTGATGCAATAATAAAGTCGTAGTATTTAATGCTTTTTGTCATTGAGTGGGTGTGTGAACCACCGCTACCTGTATTGCCTGTATTACCTGCTTTGGTATAAGCTGATTCGAATTCTTGTATATTATTATTACCCACCGTGTTCGGGACGTATGAACTATGACTGTGGCTAGGTATCTGAGCAGTACTCAATGTGGTAGCACCAGTCGTAGTAGCTGCATTATAAGTACTAAATCCTGTTGAACCACCTGAAGATACTGTACCTGTAACAATTCTCATCAAGCTATCATTAAGAGCTGCTGTTGTATCTTTAGTCCAACCTGTAGGAGCTGCTGTTTGTTGGAATACCATTTTAGTACCTGCGGGAAAAGATGCTGATGCAGGAGCAGTAGATGTCCATGTTGTTCCATTTGAAGTAAGAACATTACCTGATGTACTTGGTGCAACAAAATTAATTGCTGATGTTCCATTTCCTAATAAAACATTATTTGTTGTTAAAGTAGATCGTCCAGTTCCTCCATCAGCTACAGTTAAATCTGTAATACCTGTAACGGAACCGCCTGTAATAGTCACTGAATTTGAGTTTTGTGTAGCAATAGAGCCTAAACCTAATGATGTTCTTACAGTAGAACCAGATTCTGCAACCCATGTTGAACCATTACCAACAATAAAGTTACCATCTGTTTTTGCTAAAGCACCAATAGCAGTTAAATCTGCATCATAAGCTTGTACATTAGATCCGATGGCTACACCTAAATTAGTTCTAGCTGTAGATGCATCTGTAGCGCCTGTACCACCTTGAGCTACTGCTAAAGCTGTACCCAATGTCAATGATGACATATGAGTCACTGCATTAACAACGTTTGTACCATCGTTAAATACTAACATTGCTTTACCAGCTGGAACTGCAATACCTGTACCAGTAGAATTTTTTACTGTAATTGCATCAGCACATCCGTTGTTTACAAGATAAAATTTCTCAATAGCTGGAACAATTAAGTTCTGTGCGCCACCTGATGTACCTGTTAAATTTAATCTCAAATTACGTGCTGTTTGAGACGCGTTTGTATTTGTTAATGTTAAAGTTACTTGCGCACTTGCGAATGTAACATCAGCTGAGCCTGTGATAGCTTCTTGGATAGCAGTACCTAAGTTTGTATTAGTTGTAGTACCCCAAGTTCCTGATTGTTCGCCAGTACCAATTAACTCAAATTTTAAATCTGAATATGTACTTGCCATTTTTAATTTCTCCTATTAGCTTGATTGACCGCTTGCAGGTACGCTTGTTACGTGTATAGACATATGTTTCTTTCCATCCCACGCGGCACCACAATCAGAGCAGGTTCCTGATTTGTATTCTTCGGCATCAACTTCCATGCCACAGTTTGAGCACTCTAAATGAGTCTCGTATCTATTTGTTATTGTACCATCTTTTAGTGTCTTTGCTTCAACTAACATATATTATCCTTTATGCGGCTATTGGCAGCCAATTTGGTGTTTGTGAGGTATCTATATCGCCCCACACTAAAGTAAATCTTCCGTTTCCAACAGCACCTGTGCCAGAAACCCCTATCGGGTAAACATTTCCCTCACTAACTACAGTTGCAGTGCCTAATGCTGTTGTGCCTAACACTCCTGTCGGAGATATTGTTGCTTTTGCTATTACAGATTCTTCACCGAGTTGTACAGTAGCACTTACGCCAATAACATCTACAACCTCGTTTTCATAGACTATAACAGTACCTATACTTCCTACGCCGGATATTGTAGTTACAGTTACAGTAGCTTTTGCATTTGTAGTAACTGTTCCAACTTCTCCAGTACCTGCGCTACCTGTCACATCTACATTTGCTTTTGCAATTACTGATTCTTCACCGAGTTGTGTTGTAGCTAACAATCCAGTAATATCAATTACATTGTTTGTAATTAAAGTAACATTGCCTAGAACATTAGTACCACTATTTCCTACTACGTCTGTATTAGCATCAGCATTTACAGTCTCTTCACCTAAAGCTGTTGTACCTTGTACTCCTGTAGCATTAACAACTTCGTTTTCGTAGACAATTACACTACCTACGTTACCAGTAGCTTCTACACCTGTCATTACGTAACCAACTTCTATAACTACATTGCCGTCGGTTCCAGTAGCGCTTACTCCAGTAACATTTACAACAGCTTTTGCTTCTATACTTTCTTCGCCAAGCTGTATAGTACCTTGTATTCCAGTAACATTAACATTAGCTTTAGCTTCTACAGTTTCATCGCCAACTTGTCCTGTAGCACTTACGCCAGTAACGCTTGCATTTGCACCAATAGCTACTGCAATATCACCTAAAGCACTAGTACCTAAAACTCCAGTAACGTCTACAACTTCATTTTCATAGACTTCTATGTTACCTAGCTGTGAAGTTCCTAAATTACCTGTAACATTTACAGTAGCTTTTGCTACTACTGTTTCTTCACCAAGTGCACTAGTGCCTAAAACTCCAGTAATGTTTACAACTGCTTTGGCTTCTACGGTTTCGTTACCCAGCGTGCCAGTTGCAGATACTCCGTCTACATTCATATCTAGTACATCGGTTCCCCATGTACCACGCGACCAAGGGCCAGAACCCCAGCCTACGTATTCAGTAGACGAAGCCACTAATAACTCCTATTAAGCGATTCTAATAATAGCGTTAGAAGCATCAAACGTAGGGAATACGATTGTAAAGTCACCAGCTGTTGAAGTCTTATCTCCACCAAAAGCTAACACAGCAACAGCAGTATCCCCGTTTGTATCATTATAAATCAAAGCACCGTTTGCAGTAATAGTAGCAGAAGACCATGTTGTATTATCAAAGTCCAAAATTGCTGTAGTACTTGAAGCTTGAGGAACTTGTGAAATAACTAAAGTATTACCAGTTGCAGTATAACCTGAACCTGATACTTCGTTAGATGCTGAATATGCTGTTGTTGATGCACCTAATGATGCTGATGATGTATACAAAGCTATTTTAAAAGAGTCCTGTGTATTTACAGTTCGTGCATAATTAGTTGTATTAAAGTTGTGACCGCCACTAAGCAACTCAACTTTAAACGACGTACACATTGCTTGAGAAATTGCCATTTTTATATCTCCAAAATTTTAATTAAATCTGAATGCCCTGCTTGACGCAGTTTATTCGCTAAAGTTGTGCGGTCAGATGTCACCGCTTGTTTTAAGTACTTCACTAGAACTTGTCTAATGTAGCCCTTAAAAGCTTCTGCTTGATCCCTAATTATAGGGTTTGCATCCTTGCTGACGTACATAATTTTATCTAGTGCAAAATCAGCTAACTCTTCTGGAGTATGACCTCGACCACTTGTTGTATGTACTTCAAAATTAATGTTACCTAAATCTAATTGTTCTATATTCATCGTTGAATTACCGGTATCCTTTCTTGCCCACTTCTGTAAGCATCTCGTCTATTTTTACCTTCACCTAAGTTTTGTAATAACTGCATAGCTTCTGAATACCTTGCAGTATATTGTGTAACTGTATCTGAATCTTCTTTCATGAAAGCAGCTGCTTCAAGTAATGCTCCATAAAAAAGAGCAGTATCAAAGTTATCCCCAAGCCAAGTATTACCAGCAGTAACAATGCTTTCAGGATAGTAATAATAATGTAGCTCGGAATTGTAATCAGCATCTGGTGTTGGCCCTAAAATCATTGATGTATCACTAAATATTGCATAATATTGTGGTTGTCCATAAAATCCAGAATCTGTATCTGGAAAAGATTCTCTAATAAAGTTAACGTCTTTATTCAAAAGATAAGTATATTCATTATCACTATTAATTACAGCAATACTAAATGTAGATAACCAATCACCAGGAAGACTAAAGTATTTATTTCCTGTAGTCATAGTACCTGTAACATTTCTACGTAAATCAGGCAGTTGAACAGTATTATAAATACGTTGTTCTGCATTCTGTATAAATATATTTATATCAGTAGTGCTATATTGGTTTTCAGTATACGACTGAATCGCTGCCACTAATTGTGTATAGTTCATTACCTATCCTTATGCCATTGGGCCACGAGCTTTTGTACCTTTTGTTGCTGCGCCATTACCGCGAGTAACAACACCTTCTGTCTTTACATCCGTTTCAGGATAGCCAGCAGTGTTAGGTACAGGAACCATTTCTGGTTGCTTGTAGCTCGGTTTACAACATTTTCTATCTTTGTTCATCATTATACTCCTAAGTGGTTGTTACTGTAACAGTTCCTACCTGTCCCTGTCCTTCTAAATCATCTTCAATGCCAGGTATAGCTAGTGCATTATTTAGTCCTACTGGGTCCCAGCCCCATTGTATATCTCTACTACTATATGTTCCTGCTTCACCAAAACTTAAATCAGGTCTTGGGTCTCGCACTGCCTGCGGGTCATCAACAGGATACATACCTTGCATATTTTGTGGATGATCTGGTTCCCAACATTCTTTACAGACTTTTATTTCTGTATTTGTTGTTTTAATTGTAAGTCTCTTTAGTTCCTTTAATTTATATTGAAACCCACATCTATCACACTCTGCTATTGAGTGTTTACCAGAGGTATATGCTCGTCCCATTATCTACCCTTATAAATATTGCTGACGGGGTGCAAGTCTTAAATCAGCTTTTTCTCTATCTTCGGTAGATGCCAACATCCACTGTTCTTCATATTCTTGTTTTAAAAACTGAGTTCTATCGCCAGCATTTGGTATTTTTAAACTTAAATAATATGCTAACCCAGCAACTAAACATGGTAAAAATCTAAATGGTATTTCTTGTGTATTAACACCTGTGCCCGCATCATCAATTCTTTTTAGCTTCCAATATACAAAAGTATAAGAAGTAACACTATCAGGTTTAGGCCATACATTAATAGTAGGTTGAGCTGCTTGTCTATTAACCCAAACTTGTATAGGTCTACCTGTTGCATTTTTATTAGGAATAACCCCCCATGTAGGAGCAGATATTCTTGTGATATTAATATCTTGTTGGTTAGTTCCAGTTCCAGTTCTAATAACTTGTTCAATAATATCTATAGTATCAGTAGGTAGGTTATAAGTTTGAGTACCCGCCACTAAGCTGATTGTGCCTTCTTCGATTGTCCAAAGATTAACACCTCTGTTTGCCCACTCTGCTGTAAGCAAATTTAAACTGCGTCTTGCAGTTCGTAAGTCATATCCAGTTCTAAGTTCAGCACCACATCTTTCAAATGCTTCTTCTACAATCTCGTTGAGATCTAGATTAAATGTTGTTGTTCCTGAAGTTGCCATATTATTGTCCTAATTTTATACAACCAGCATGATTCATGCAGGGCCAGTCTGTATACATTCTTCCACCACATGAATCACCTGTTATGTATATAGGTTCGTTTTTTAAAAAACCGTTTGCTCTTGTTTCTACAGCATACCAAAGAACTGCTGTAATAAAAACAATAATTAAATAAGTTATAAAATCTTTCTTGTTCATTGAAACTATTTAATTAGTGCCACCAGCTTGTCATCCATCCCCATACGTCATGCCAGTGATGAGAAACCCATTTTTCCCAAACCCATGTCCAGACAACTAACGCTGCCCAGTGTTCCCAATTCCATTCCATAATTATCTCCTATTTCTTTTTTCGTTTAAGAGACGCAACTCTACGAGGTTTACCTGCAGGTTGCCCTAAGCTTTTCTTTTGCGCTATTCGCGAACGTTTTTCTGCGGTGGTCATCTCTCCTGATGTTTTAGGAGTCTTGCTTGACACACGTTTGCTAGGTCTGCAATATGGAGTACCTCGAGACTCTCCTTTACTGCGACCACAGGCTTTACCGGTTCTTACATCTTTCCATTCTTCTTTGAACCAGCGTTTAAGTGCAGCGCCTTTAGCTGTCTTGCGAACTGCCATTATTTACCTCTGTTTTTTCTACACTTAGCAATAGCACCAGATGCATAGGCACTTGGAAATACCTTATATGATGACTTTACTTTTTGGTAGCAAGCATCTTTTACAGATCCGCCTTTTTTCATATCTCTAATATCTTTTGCTTTAGGTATGTTAGTAATTCCTGACGGTTTATTTTTAAAAGGACTTCCAGATTCAAACTCTGATTTTCTTTCTTTATCTTTTTCTGATAATTCATAGCCTTTTACCGTGCCACCTTTTTTAAAAGCAATAGGCTTCATAGCTTTACCCATGCCTCTACATTTCATCATACCATGCGGCCCCTTGTTTTACCTTTTTTACAGATACCATCGCCACGATGTGATTTAACTGAGCCACCTTTTTTAAATCCCATAGAAGCTTGAGCTTTTTTCTGTAGGTCTCTACCCATTTGACGGCGCTCTTCACTAACACCAAATAGTTTTTCCATTGTTGAACGAGTGTCCGCTTTAGCGTCTGGTTTATTAACCTTATTCATATTAGGACCTATATCTGTTTTAGTAGGCTTAAATCCTTCTGAACCTTTAGCTCTTTCGGCCTTTGGTGCAGCTTTTATAGGAGCCGGTTTAGGCGCGGGTTTTGCTTTAACTTCAGGTTGAGTTCTTTTATACCTTCTAATATTTGCTTCTCGTTTAGCTTTTTCAAGCTCCTTAAAAGCAGGATTAGTTTTTTTAAACTTGTCTGTTTTACTTAGCGCTTTTTCTTGTTCAAGTTTTAAAGAATCTTTGACTCTTCTTGATGTTTTATTTTGAGCTTTAGCTTTTTCAAGCTCCGTATTGGCAGAATTAGTTTTAATAATTTTGCCTTCTCTTCGTTTTTTTGCTTCTTCTTTTGCTTTTTTAATTTCGCTGAATGGATCCGCTGCCATAATTATCTCCTAGCTTTAGTTTTACCACGGACAGCAATGCCGTCCCGTTTACATTTACCTACCATACCACCTTTCTTCATTTTATGAGCTGAATCTTTCATAATTGAACCGTCTGGCATACGATGATAGCCCTTTTTAACTGCACCACCTTTTTTCATCTTCTTTTTCTTAAGGTCTTCTTTAACATAATCGTTTGCAGAATTAATTTCTTTGTCAGCGTATTTACCTCTTTTTAATAGCTTATCTAGTATTTTAATTCTGCCCTCACCCATTGTGGTTTTAGTAGTTGGAATTTCTTTTTTAACTGAACCCCCTTTTTCCATCTTTTTAACCTTACCACCATACTTCATACAATTAGACATTAGACTATCCTTCCTTTTGTTTTACCTTGTTTACAAATACCATCACCTCTACGGCAATTGGTTTTAGATTTGGATTTGGATTTAGATTTGGATTTAACGGCGCCGCCTTTTTTCATACCAGGAGGCATGGGAGCATAAGGTAATCTTTCCTGTGGTGGGGGCATCATCCCCCTCAACTGTGCCCCAGCCGCAATAGGAGCACCTAATCTAGTTGCTTCTTCTAGAGACATTCCTTTACGCATAGGTGGTTTTGCTTGTGCTGCTCTAGCTTGTGCTGCTGCTTTAGCTTTTTCTCCTTTTATTGCGGAATCAAGATTAGCGCCCATTCTCCTTTCGTGTGCTTTTTGTTGAAACATACCTCTTGCATCTCTTAGGTCTTGCATTCTTTTTACATCTCTTGCTTTTAGTTCCCGCAGATTTTCTGTATCAAGTAGTCCTTCATCCATTGCTTTTTGTAGGCCTTCAAACATTTCTTCTCTATAAGAGCGTTTACGTGGTGATCGAGCAACGTCACCACCATCCTCATATTTCTTGACTTTCTTTTTCACTTTAGTCTCCTTAGTAAATTCTTTACCTACTTTAGTAGGCACTCCAACTTTCTTAGCAAACTTAGGATTGTTAGCCACGGCTTGCATAAACTTTTTTTGCTTTTTACTTTTTGGTGGCATCGCGTTCTCTTTCTAAAGCTTTAATGTATTCTCTGTGTTTCTTAGCATCAAACTTTTTGCCTTGCACAGGTTTTACAGGTTCTTCTTTAGTTTGAACAGCTACTTCTGGTTTGCCTACAAAGAGTTCTTTTAAAAATTTAAACATATTATTTCATCCAGTACCCGGCTATAAATGCTATAGCAGCAGCAAATCCGCTGAACATATACATAGCGACTTTCTTACCTCCACTAAGCTCAGACAGCACTTTTTCAATATTATCTATTTTGGTATCCATCTTATCAACTTTTACCATAATGTGATCTATATCACGTTTCATATGATCTATCTCCGCTGAATGAACTGCTACAGCTTCTTGCACTTTTTCCATTTTAACATTTCCACCTTCTACGCGCTTGACGTAATCTTGAGTTAGGATCTTTAGCCGCTTTTGGGAAGTCTTTCATTTGTCCTGCAGAACGTGCACAAAATGACTTACGCCGTTTTGCATCTTTAGAACCGGGTTTGACTTTTCCTGTGACAGCCGTTTTTAATTTAGAACCGGGATTAGCTTTGCGATAGGCTTTAACGCCTTTCTTTGTCATACCTGCACCCTGCTTAGTCGGGCGAAAGTTACCCGACTTTACAGAAGTTTTAATCCCCATTCCCTTTTTCTTAGTCGTTGTCATTTATACACAATCTCCTAGAGCCTCTATCCAACGCCATACATCTTTGGGCTCTTCTTCCATGATTAACCACAGAATAATGTGTAATCGGTTAAATTAGTTGCAGTTACTACTGAATAATCTGATTGTTGTCTAGCAGTTAAAATACCATCGCCAGGCAATATCAAATCTTGAGTAATTGTAACGCCTGCAGGAGTAGATATATTAAAGATAGAACTACTACCATTAATACTAATATCTAAACTGCCAGCACTTGAACCACAAACTACGTAAAATGCTTTAAGTCTTGTTCTAGGTAACGCTAAACTACCGCTTGTACCAATACTTACGTTATTGACAGATGTACCACTAACGCTAATACTTGAGACATAAGCCCAATAATTAGTTGATGTAACTGTTGTGGTATTTGGTCCTGTAACATCTTCAGTCGTTGTTTTACCTGAAATAGTATCACCTACTTTAATTCCAGTAATAGTAAAAGTAAGACCTACATCATTACCATCTGAAGTGATAGATACTAAATAACCAGCACCATTAACAGCCGCATCATTTTTAAGTAAAGTTAGAGAGCCTGCGCTCCCAATAGCGGCAGCAGCACGATAGTACGTAGAACTTGTCGACGGATTAATCGACCATATATCTGATGCTGTTGCCATATTAATCTCCTAATTAAGCTACTGTAGCTATTGGTGATGAAATTACGTCAGCTTGCCATGTAGAGTTTGTACCGTTGTCTGATACACAAACTAATTTTACTCTTGAACCTACAGCGGTTGTAGCTACTAATGTTAATGTGTCACCTGCAACATCAAATACATAACCAGCAGCACCATCTGCATCTGCTAAAGCTGCATACCAATTAGATACACCTGCACCTGGCAATACGAATGTTACTGTTTTACCTGCAGCAAGAATTGTAGTAACTAAAAATTCATAAGTTGTACCAACGTTAGCTGTAGATAAAGCAGGCATATTAACTACTTTATTGTCTGTACCATTTATTGAAAATAACGTGCCTGATTGAGCTGTTGTTAAAGTTGTTGTAACTGCAGTTGCTACATTTAGTGTTGAAGAGTCAACAGTTTGTCTAAAGTTAGGACGTGCGTCGTAGGTTGCTTCTACTGTAACTGCACCTGTAGTCGTGTTTTTTGTGATTGACTGGAAACCGTTTTCCGAACGGACTGCACCAGTAAAGGTTGTATTTGCCATTTGAATTTCTCCATACAAAGTTAAACTTATCTATCGTGTATGCGTCTGTCGGGGCAGTTAGATAAGTTGATGTTTCCCGAATACTTTAATGATACACATTTTATGTACATTATACAACAAAAAAGGACGCTAGGTCCTTTAATGTCGGTGCTTTTAAAATATTATCCCTTTTAAACGATTCAAGCTGTTTCCTAGCTACCGTATCGAATAGATAATAAGTTTTAATGGAAAGCGTTAAATGCTCTCCGTTAAACGTTAAACGTTAAACAATTACTTGTTCATAACGTACATAGTTACTTCAAAGCCAAATCTCATTTCTGTAGCAGCTGGTTTAGTCCACATAATGTTTCTCCTTAAATTTAAATTTCAGCATAGCTGATATGTGTATATTAACAAAGAGAAATACATAAGTATCTAATGAAATGTATGAGTTTGAGGTAATAAAAGTGAAAAAGCCCAGCGAGAGGGACTGGGCTTTTCCGAGGAGAGGTACTTATAGATTAAGCACCTTCTGAGCCCCACATGCCGAGGGGATCTGACCAACCAAATGAATAACGCTCACGAGCTTTGTAACGTACGTTACCTGTGTCGAAGTCGCCGTCCATTGATGTAGTTAATGGGGTACGAGTAAAGTGCTTCATACCATTAGGTACATCGGTTGTTAAGAAGTATGCATTTGTATCAGTCAAGAAATGATTAATTGCATAGCCTTCTGGAATCGCACCATTTGATTTCAATGCGTTGATGTCGTTATCAGCAGTAGCTACACGTAGCTCTGTTTCTAATAAACGAGTTGCAACGAATTGCAATGCTGGTGGGATAACTAATTTACGTGGTTTAGCAGCAATTAATAAACCTCTTTCG